CACGGAAAGATGAAAGGGACGAAAGGGAATTCAGAAAGACAGAGCAGATGATGCATCATCCGACTTGGAAGCGTGTAGGCGGAGTGATGAAGCAAACAAGGCGATAACGGGGATAGATCAGCGCTAGTATAACAAAAAATACTCAGGAGGCGGTTTTATGCAAACCACAATCAACCCAAATCATCATTATATTGAATCTGTATGCAGTAAGTGCCCAGGTACCCACTGGGGGAAAAGTGCAAAGTGTCGAATCCATGATATGCACATCGGACAAATTACTTCATGCCAACAATGGGAAGATGAAGAAACAGAACAGTGGATAGATGATGATGGACAAATAGCCTTTACCAGCTTGGAACCGGCACTCGAACTGCTCCATGTTGCCCAAGATGAATTAGACGGGTATTACTGGATGACGCAGCAAATCGAACATTTACGGGAAGCAATTCAATCCGGAATAAATACAACTGATGGTTTGGCAGCTGGAACGGCCCAGTACGGTATTGAAGCAACATTACCAAAAGCAAAGGGTGGAAATAGTGATCCTGTGTTTAGAGCAGCCCGTAATAACCTGAAAGCATGGGAGCGGCTAAATGGACGATTAAGACGTTTTGAAAACAAGGTGAAGCGGGTTGATGCGTTTGCAGAAAAGAACAACCTATCTGAAAAAGAACAGATTGTCCTTGAGGGCATTATGGATGGCCAGAAGATGAAAGATATCGCAAAAGAGGTCGGGGTATCACGTACAAGAGCACAGGAATTAAAGCTTGAAGTTGTGAAAAATCTGGCTTGGGTTATCTATGATGAGAAAAAGAAAGGGAAAGAAAAGGCACTCTCTTAGTGAGAATGCCTTTTTGATTATGAGTAAAAGCACCAGCAAGGCACAATCAGTACGGGCGTTTAAGTTGCTCGATTATTTGTCTCATATATACCCCATCCTCCTTTACTGTTAATAATTTTCCGCTACGCCGTAATTCAATTAACTCTTTCCTTAAATAATGTTCATGAAGCATTCTTTGTAAGCTATTTTGTTTTTCCTTCATATCGCTCATCCTTTCTTAATTTAATCTTCATAACGATTGCACTCTGCTGGTGTTTTTACTCATAAATTTATTGTAGCAAAAAAACTTTTCTCGCAACTGGTGTTGAGACTCCATGTTAAAAACCGACACTTCCGACACTATCGACACTTCCGACACCTCCGACACTTTTTGCTTATCTAGATTACAGCATGATAAACTAAGGGCAACCGAATAAATCAGATAGCCGCTTCTCTTTTGAGGCGGCTTTTCTTATGCCTTTATACGTCACTCCTCCCTTATCGTTCGTGACATACGCTTATTGCAGGGGTAAATGCAATGAAGTCGAACGAACCACCTCCTATCGGCTGATTACCGATATGAAACCCGTTGACCGCATGCGGGTAAGGAGTGAATCGCGGCGGCCCTCCTGGTGCCGGAGTAAACCAGGATATCAATTAAAGGAGCGGAGCCATATAGCTGCGCTTTTTTCGTTGGTAGAAAACAAGGGAGGCGGATACGTTTGGGATTTAAAGATGCAGTTATAGCAATCCTTTCACTGGCTGACCTGGATACGATCAGAAAGAAACTGCGGGAGCTGGCAGATAGATGGGAAGCAATATACGAAGAAAGACGCCAGACCCAATACGAGAATGAAAATGATATATGGCTATGGAGGAAATGTGGAGGTTACTTCTATGGAACAAAAACAACCGTCTGTGCGGCATCTAGTTATTACAATGCCTCATCCAAAAACGGAATGGGAAGAATGCGTGAATGCTCATCGGGAACGAGAACGGCTGCGTTGGGAGCAGAAGAAACGGAATATGAAGAAAGGTAAAAGGAGGGCAAGACATGTCTAAGAATTGGGAAGAGTGGTTCGAACTTTCTCCAGAAGAACGAGAAGAGCGAGCTTATCAAAAAGCTAAACAACTCGTTATAGCTAGTGCGGAAACAGATAGCTGTTATACCGATAAAAAAGGGGTTGCCTTCTCGATTAGTCACAGTCTCATTTCCAGACGATTGAGACTCGGACATGAATTTAGCAAACGCATTATCAGTCGATTAGTAGCTGATGGAATAATCAAATCTAAAGGTGAAAATTGCGGGTATTACGTTGTTCAGTCTGCGGTGAGAGCAGAAGAAAGGTAAAAAGGAGATTAAAAAATGAGTGAAGATACACAATGGAGAGCAAGAGTTTTTGCGGACAAGGTTCTGAAAAAAGAAGTGCAGAAGGAGATCGAATCCCTTGCCTTAGTTGTTCTGGGGAACCACGAACTCAAGATTACGCACAAAAAAGAAGGGTTTGACCAGTATCCACATTGTAGGAATTGGGAGAAAAAATATTGTCCGGTAGGCGGGCGCAAGAAAACTTACATGGGGAAATGGGGCAGCTACATCGTTTATGGAGAAACGCGAACGGATATCTTTTTAGAAGTTCTACGCTGTCTTGCTAATGATAGTTCCTTATACTTCCCGATTGTCTCCTGCAGGCCGGATAACGAATGGGTTGAACGTGAAAAGGTAGAGAAATACAAAGATGAGGAATAGTCGCCATCAGGCGGCCTTTTTATTTGTGAGAGGAGAACACCCATGGCTAAATATCGCAAGAAACTAATAGTGGTCGAAGCAGAACATTTTACAGAAGAAAATAAAGATAAGGTTTTTCATTGGATAACTTGCACTTGTGATCCAGCTTTCGTAGATGGAAAACCTGTAATTAAAATACAAACGCTTGAAGGAGTTATGATTGCAAGCTTAGGTGATTATGTCATTAAAGGCGTAAAGGGTGAGTTTTATCCTTGTAAGCCAGATATATTCAAGGCTACATATGAACTGGTAGAAGAATAGTCGCTAATAGGCGGCTTTTTTTATTGGGAGGGAAAATGCGTTATTAAATGCAGGCGGGATGCAGACGCATAAACAAGAAAGGAATGAGGACAATGTAACCCATTAAATCGCACAGGAACCTTGTTCCAGAAAGGAGCAAGTAAGGAGGTGAAAACGAATGCAAAATCTTAATGGTGTAACTGTAGAAGAGATGATTGAAATGAAAGCACGATTCGGTATCGGGTTAGCTGTTGATCTCATGAAAGAAGGATACAAGGTAACTCGCGCTGGATGGAATGGTAAAGGGATGTACGCGGCATATCAAAAGGGATACCCAGACGGAATACCTTGCAATGCACAAACAGCAAAGACATGGGGATTGAATGAAGGGGATCTGTTCAAATGCAGACCTTATTTGCAATTAAAATGTGCAGACGGCACATATGCTATGTGGGCACCAAGTACAAGTGATGTTTTGGCAGAAGATTGGATGATCGTTGAATAAACAGTAGTCAATATATTGTGTTTACAAAATGATAAGCAGAGACGCCTTCCTCTGCTCTATCGTTGATGACCTGTCTATATACGGGGTATGAACGATAGCTAAAAGAAAGGGGGAGAAGAGATGGCTGAAAATACATCAATCAGACGGGATGACCTAATTGGTGCTACGGGCAGCGTAACACGACAACTTGAAGTGATTGACGCAAAGGAATACAACATGGGCGGATGTGAATCGGTTTCTATCCGTGTTCGTCAAGATAACGGAGAAGAATACTGGACCGGGTTAGAAGATGTTGACCTGGATATATAACACAACAAGCAGGGTGTAAGCTCTGCTTCTATCGTTGTCATCCTGAGTCCTTCTCCTGTCTCGCTAATACTTGACGGGACAGTACACCGGTTGAGAGGCGGTTCAGGGTGTGAACGATAGATTAATGAAAGGGGATAGAAAGTATGTATAAGGTAATGGTACATGCGAAACGCGGGAAGCGGCATCTAATTTTGCTATGAAGCTACGTAACGGCTCTAGCTTAGGTGTGTGGTGCCGTCCTTTCCCAAAACAAATAACTCAACCCATTATTTTACATTGTGTATTTTTGGATGAAAATGTGGTATGTTAGGGGCAGATAAACGAGAATTTCGTAAAAACATTATGCACGATTTTATGCATTCAAACTGTTGCAATCAAAAATGAAACACGCGATGAAATCAAGCTTTTCCATGAATGTATAAAATCCTGCATAAACACTGGCTGACAAAGCCGCTTAAATGCAGGGGAATAAAGGTTGTTAACATAATGCTGATTATTGGACATACAGGTTATATGCATATTAGGTCGCTCATTCGAGCGGCCTTTTCTATTGGAAAAAATCAACTTCAGGTGGTGGTGATGATGTAGTGGCAAGACAAAGGGACCCACGACGTGATCAGGCGTTTGAAATATACAAACAGCATGATGGGAATATATCAAACAGGGCTATTGCCGAACAAATAGGTTCTCCTGAAAAAACGGTCGGCGGGTGGAAGTCGAAAGACAAATGGGATAGCAAATTGAAAGGTGAATCGAACGGAGTACTCCAATCAAACGAACGGAGTACTCCAAAAAAGAAACGGAGTACTCCGAATAAAGGGGGTGCGCCAAAGTTTAACAAGAACGCTCTTAATAATCGAGGCGGGCCGCCCCTAGGGAGCCGGAACGCTGCTGGTCATGGAGCGCCAGAACGGAACTCTAATGCAGTAACTCATGGCCTCTTCCGTAAGTTCCTTCCGGATGATGACGATACTATCGAACTTATGGAAGCTATTAACGAACGCGGTCCATTAGAAATGTTGTGGGATGCGATTGTAATTAAGCATACGAATATTATCCGCTCTCAACAAATTCTTTTTGTAGAGGATAAGTTCGATGAAACACGCGTTCTTACAAAAGTGAAACCCGGTGAGTTCGGGGACGAAGAACAGTGGGAGTACCAACACGCTTGGGATAAGCAGGCAAGTGCTATGAATGCCTATTCGCGGGCTATGTCAGAGCTCCGTGGATTAATTAAAGACTACATGACATTAAGTGGAGAAGATGATCACCGCCGTCTGCAGCTTGCTAGAATACAACAAAGCATGGATGTGGAGCAAGAAAAACTTAAGCTTGCTAAAGAGCAGTTCGAACTCGAAAAAGCAAAGATTGTCGGTGATACGAAGGGTAGAGCCGCCACCATGTCACCAGAGAAAAGGAGAGAGAAAATCGATGCCCTTGAGCGAAAGCGAAGAAATTGAATATCTACGGCTGTTGGAAGAAGAGGCTGAATATATGGCCGGGCAGAAATTAGTCTCATTCCTTGAATATGAAAGTGATGGTATGTGGAAGTCGGCCCGGCACCTTGAGCATTTATGCGAAAAGCTCGAAGCGGTTGAACGTGGTGAAATCCGCCGCCTCATGGTCTTTATGCCGCCTCGACATGGAAAAAGTGAAGTGGTATCAAAGAAATTCCCTTCCTATTTTCTTGGACGTAATCCAGATAAAGAGGTTATTATCTCTTCTTATTCCTCTGACTTAGCATATGACTTCTCCCGTATCGCCAGGAACACGTTAAAAGAGTGGGGGATGCGACTATGGGGCATTCAAGTTGCAAAGGATAGCGGAGCTGTTGGACGTTGGGGAATTGACGGGACACGGGGAGGGTTTACAGCTGCAGGTGTTGGTGGCCCAATTACCGGTCGCGGTGCCCATGTGGCTATTATTGATGACCCTTTTAAGAACTGGCAGGATGCCGCAAGTAAAACAATTCGAGAAACCGTGTGGGATTGGTACCGATCGACACTGCGTACTCGTTTGGCTCCTGGTGGTGCGGTCATTCTTGTAATGACTCGCTGGCATGAGGATGACTTAGCCGGTCGATTGCTAAAAGAAATGAAAGAAGGTACAGGGGAGCATTGGGAAGTTGTTTCTTTGCCAGCTGTAGCAGAGGAAGGTGACTCCCTTGGACGAGAAGTAGGCGAAGTGCTGTGGCCAGAACGATTCCCGCCGCATGAATATAGCGAAATGAAAAGAGCGGTCGGTTCTCGCTTATGGATTTCTCTTTACCAACAACGACCAGCACCGGATGAAGGGCAAATCTTTAAACGTGATTGGTGGCGGTTTTATAGAGAGTTACCATCTGCCTTTGATGAGGTTATTCAATCTTGGGATTGTACATTCAAGGATAGTAATGATAGTGATTATGTGGTTGGTCAAGTTTGGGGACGTATAGGTGCTGATAAATACCTTCTTGATCAGGTGCGTGCTCAAATGAATTTCCCTGCTACTATTAGCGCCATTCGTTCCTTATCAGCTAAATGGCCACAGGCTCACGCTAAGTATGTGGAAGATAAAGCGAATGGACCTGCTGTTATTGCGACTCTTAAAAGAGAAATTAGTGGGCTTATACCTGTAAATCCTGAAGGTGGTAAAGTCGTAAGAGCACAAGCGGTCTCGCCAGCAATTGAAGCTGGTAATGTGTTTCTTCCTGATTCAAGTATCGCTCCTTGGATTCATGATTTTATAGAAGAGTATGCTGCCTTCCCGAACGGGGCGAATGATGACCAAGTGGACTGTGGAACACAGGCAATTAACAAGCTAGAAAACGCAAACGTTCCTGTTGGTAGAGGGATTTCTGTCAATGTGAGCGGAATGTTTGATTAAACAATAGCAAGGAGGTGAAAAAACATATGCCTAGTATCCTCAATCGAATTTTTGATTTTATTGGACGCAGAAGTATACCCGAACCCAATCAATTCGACAAAGGAAACACCTTAGATAGTATGCCTGTAGTTTCTTATGCGGAGTCTCCGAACCTTTATATTTTTGACCAATTCAAAGTTGCTATAGATCGTATTTCAGTTATTAGAGAAGTAGGCGAATTACTCAAAAAAGATTTGCGTTTTCAAGTAACGAACTCTCGGTTAACAGCAGATGCTACCCGTGGGGGATTTAAAGTTATTGTTCAAGGTTCTGAAGCAGACCGAGAACGTCAGCGTCGACAAGGTAAGCAAATGAAGCGCCTTACACCGGGTGCAAATATCGCACAACAGGTTGTCAATGATTTATTAAAACGAACCAAACTTTCGGCTAAATCTACGGAGTACGCTCGTGCGCTTACACGAGACGGAGACTTGTTTTTAAATCCTATAGTTGATTTGCAAGCGGGGCTTATACTGGACGTTCGGCGGGCTCCTCCACTAACGATAAAACGAAATACTGACGAATTTGGAGAGTTTCCAGATATCGAACGGGCTTTTTCGCAAATTGACCCGCAGACACAAATACAGAGTCTGATGGAAATCGGGCCGCCAGAAAGCTGTCGCACGAATTTTGCGTTGTATCAAATGAATCATATCCGTTGGCTTTGCGATGAGACGCTTGCATATGGTACGTCACATTATGCATCAGCCCGAATGACATATAAAGTTCTACAAAAAATGGAGTTTGCTGCGGCAATTCGTCGTGAATTCCGCTCTGTTCAAAAATACGGTCATAAGTTACCCGAAGGGTCTCAGCCGTCGCATGTAACACAATATATGCGCGATGTAGGGCTAATCGATAAAGACGGAAACCCAACACGAAATGCTCATCTTCTCTCAGACTTTGTAGGAACTGCAGATGTAAAAGTGCTAAATGGAGACGCAAACCTTGATGAGATGGGAGATATTAAATATTTTGAAGAGTTGTTGTGGTTAAACTTGGGTGTACCAAAGGCCATTCTTACAGCTGGAAGAGACATTAACCGCGATGTCCTAAAGGTGCAATATCCTCATTATCTTGAGACGTTAGAAGACATAACGGATATTCTTGAGTATGGGGATACAGGCCCCTTTTCAGGCATTCGCGCTATTATTGATTTGCAGCTCTTACTTGCCGGTATTAATCCAGATAGTGTGCTATATGACATAGTATGGTCCCAAAAATCAACAGAGACACAAGCAGAACGAATTGAACGTGTACAAGCGGCGCTTGGTAAGGGTGGAGGTAAAAAACTCATTACAACAGAGAAAGCCGTACAAACCATTGCGGATGACTTTGATATTGAAGACCCTATAAAAGTAGCAGAGCAACTAGAGGAGGAAGAGCGGCAACGTAAGCTAGATAACGCACACATAGCACCGACAAAGCATCCTGAGATTGATAATACATCTGGCAGAAAGGACAACGCGCCAAAAGAAGAAGAATTGTCTTTAACAGACGCAGCAGAGGATGGTTTGCCAAGTTTAGCACCGTTAGATGGAAAAGCGGAGAAAGTAACATTGCGCTTCTTTAAATCAGTGTACAACGACTTGATGCAACAAAAACCTGTAACTGACAGCTCGGACGATGATGACGATGATGAGGAAGACGACGATCTCTTTAGTGTAGATGACATTATAAGCTTGTTTGATGAGTCCTGGGACGTTAATAAAACTACATACCGCATTGGTTTAAATAAGTGGTTAACAAAAGCGGGTGAAGTTGGCGCGGACCGAGCTGCTGAACTGGTAGAGAAAAAAACATCTGGTGATGATTCAGAAACTGGTATCGGCATACGAATACACATTCCGCGAAAAGACATTCAGGATGATTTATATAATGCGGCAGCCGCGCGTATTGAAAATCTACGAGAACCAACCAAGAGGTGGATACGTGAGACGTTAGCAGCAGGATTCGAACAGAACAAAGGTTGGAAAGAAATTGCGGAAGAGTTACAAGCGGTTATTGTAAATGAAACACGCGCTACTACAATCGCAATTACAGAACTTTCGTGGGCGTATGGACGTATGCAACTCCGCGTATATGAAAATGCAGGGTATACACGGGTCATGGCCAATGAAGTCCATGATATGCGTACTTGTGACAAATGCAAAGCAAGACACGGTACGATTTACAGCATTCAGAATTGCCCAGGATTGGCGCATCCACGCTGTCGCGTTGACTGGCTGCCAGTAGATTAAAAGAAGGAGGTGAATATCACGTTGAAAATGTTTTATAAAAGCGAAAGGGGGATTCCTGTGATAATAGAAAGGAAACCGCGAATTGAAGTACAATTACAATTCTTTGGTAAGGTCGGATTCCATATGGATGATGAGAAGCCGAAAGAAAAGGCTGCTGTGGACGCCATTGACGACGATCCAATGTTAAAAAACATCAAAGGAGCACCGTCAGCAATCGATTTGTTGGCTATAAAAAAACAAATCGCCAACACTCCGTTATCAGAAATCGACCGTAATATTTATTATGAAGCAATCAGTGCTAAATGTCGTACAGAGTTTGGTTATTACGATGTAGAATATGCTGCTCGTCGCGAAAAAGAAGAAGAAGAAAAACCAAAAGAGATGGGTTTTACAGTAACCGTTACGGATTCTGTAGAGCCCATTTTTTCTGCCGTGACTGATTCTTCATCTGGTGAGGCGATGGACGTTTGCATGTCACGACCGCAACCAGTACTAGACTCAGCAGAAAAACCTACAGGTTGGTATAAGCAAATCGTGTCAAAAGTAAACACGATTAATGGCAACCAGCGTTTTTATCCAGAGGAGCAGTATCAGCCAGCGCTTGATGATTTAAAGAAAAAGAATTTCCCGTATGCTGGAGAGCATCCGCATCCGCCATTCTTCCGTGACCGACGCGGGAAGATTCAGTACGACATGAAAATACCTAATCAAGCAGTCCGCTTTCGCAATGCCTATATCGATGAGCAGAAAAACGTATGGGCGGAATATCGGACGCTTGATACAGATATGGGACGACAAGTGCAGGCCATGATTGATGCTGGATTACCGATTGGATTTTCAAATCGTATGGTAGCGTCAATGAGTAAAGTTACGGTCCAAAACATGCAAGTTGAAGTACCGCAGTCTATGAAGTTGCTAACGTGGGATGTCGTATTAAATCCCGCAGAAGACGACGCTTTCGGGGCGCCAGTGCCAGTTAACGATGAAGCACTGGCTGTTATTATGGATTCCTTACAAAAAAATGAGGGGGAACAAAAAATGAATTTCTTTACTATGAGCTTAGAAGAACTACGTAAATGGAAAAAAGAAAATGGGGGTCATGCGGAGATGGCCGCATGCGACGCCGCGATTGCAGCGAAAGAAAAAGAACAGTCACTGCTAGATGAGATTCAAGGATACAAAGATGCTGAGAAGAAGCGTCAAGAGCAGGAAGAGGCTGAGAAAAAGCGAGAAGAAGCACAAAAGGCACTAACCGATGCCGTTACGGCGCTTACTTGCCCTCAGAAACTGAAAGATGCATTGCTCAAAGAAGGTGAGGCAATTGTAGATACAGCAGAAGTTGGCCCATTTATCGAGCGCCGTCAAGCGCTTATTGATGCTATTGCTGTAGAAAACGGATTGAACAGCCTTGGTGTACCGAATACAGGGTTAGCTGCTACTCAAGACCCTTCTGTCCATGTGATTGCTGAAGGTCAGCCTTGGAAGCCGGTATTGGATAAGCTGCAGGCCGCTTTTGACGATCAACTTCGTCGAAAAGATAAAAACTTCCGTGTTGATCCAAAACTACGGGAAGGTAACCTTGCTATTCTTGACCGCGTGCTTGCTCAGATGGACCGAGAAGGAAATCAGCAATACAAATCATTTATGCATAGTCTAACAGATAGCGCCCAGGCAATTACAGATGGAGCTATCACTGACAGCGCGGCTACATCAACAGGAGACCTCGCACAAGTGCCGATGATTAGCATGGCATTCATGCGACAGTTATTCCAAGACCTGAAATTCCTACAGTTAACCATGGCTGAATCATTCGGTGGTACCACATTTAAAATTCCAGTCGAATTTATGACTGAGGACATTTACTCGCAAGATGACTTCGGTGCTATTGGAGAATATGATGGAATCCCGTCTGAAGGCGTAGAAACTTTCATGCTCGAATATGGTGCGGAGTGGTTGAAACGTGCAACAAAGATTTCTAAAGAGGCTCAGGTTGAGTTGTCAAAAGGTCCATTCAATTATGATGCTGTAGCCCGGAATCTAGCTAATTTGAACTTACGCATGCAACGCAATGTCGATCAGCGTATTTCTCTTGAAATGTTGGCTGTTTCTGATGAATACGAGGCAAAAACGGTAACAAAGGAAGCTGTGGCGGCTACTGAAATCCAAGCAGTAACTCCAGGTATGGGATTGCATGCAGCTACGAATGCAGCATTTATCGTGAAGCTTTTGTGTGGTGCTGCTCCGGGTGCTATTCCAGCGCAACGGCCGCCGATTGTTCGACCGCGTAAAAAAGTATGGCTTGATGAATTGGGACGTAGCCGCGGCTCACTAGTGAACGACTTCGTTGTAAAACTAGGAAGCACTAAGTTAAACCGTGGTGTTTGGGATGCAATTAAATCGCAAATTCTTCCTATCCCTGGCGGTGCAACTCCGGATTATGCTGTTGACTTTGAAACTGGCGATGTGTACTTTACAGCTGAATCAGGCGTAACCGCTGAAAACCGCCCAACCATTGAGAGCTACGCATATGCAACTAATGTCAGCTTCTTCAGCTTAACTGTTCCAAACGGCGTGGACACTGCTAAATATTATAATCGTTTGGTAGAAATGGTTACGGACGAAAAAGCATACATGGGAAGCGCGCCGCGCTTTGTAACACCAGACTTCCTGATCGGTTCATTGAATGCTATGGCACCAGTTAAGAAAGCTGAACTGTTCTATCGTTATGCATCTCCGCAAGGAACGAACCTATTGCAAGGAGATATGTATTTTGCTGTACGTGACAATATTCAGTTCGGTGAGCATAATGCACCGTGGGCTGCCGGTGACCGTCGTCTATTGCTTGGTAAAATGAACGCGACACGATTCGGTGTAGGTTCTCCGTTCGAGTTGGAAGGTCCGCATCCATTCATGGCTCCAAACGGACAAATTACATCGGCGAAACAGTACTTTGCAACACAGCAAATCGCTATTTGCACACCGCAGGTAATTGATAAGTATGGTAAAACTTACAATCCTCCGTATCGCACAATCAAGTTCTATTAAAGGAGGCTATAGACAAATGCCTATAAACAACGGAAATCCATTTGTGCACCCAGTAACAGGGCGTATGGTACCAACCGGACATATGTATACAACGTTTAATCCGAATGAAGATCCTACAGAGAAAAAAACTGTAGGTTCTTCTGCTTCCAGGAGAAAAAAGGAGGCAGAGGACAATGCAGCTCGACAAGCTGATACAAAAGGTTCGGAAAGAAATAAAGGATGATACTGAGCCTTATCTAAATGACGACCCGGATATCATTTCTTTTCTCGAAGAAGCTGCGGCCGATTTCTCAAAATATCAGCCGCGGCAACGTCGAGGTAAGGTAAACCTGATACCAGGGGTGGAAGAATATCCGCTACCAACTGACTATCAGACATGGATTTCAGGTTTAGAAGGATATGAAGTCGTTGGCAGTACTCTATATGTTGAAGGGATATATGCTCCTATGGAGGTATCGTTCACTTATTGGGGTATGCATGCACCGGAAACGGTACCGGATTCATATGTTTCAGCACTTCTAGATTACATTATGTTCAAACAGATGGATGAAATGGTACAAGAAGGTACTGAAATTAGCGGCTTAAAGCTCGGAAAAGGGCTTGATATTAAGTTTGATAACTTTGACGAGTTAAACAAAGCAGCAGAGCGTCGCTGGCGACAGTATCTACAAAAAGTAACCGGCCCTGTTGGAGGGTATACCTGATGAATGCTGAACGTCTTGCCTATAAGGTTCGTCGAATCATTCAACGTCATATTCGGGATAAAAATTATGAGTTGGCAGTTCTGCTTGAAACACCTGCGCCGGATACCAAAAACCGAAAAACATTCAGTTTAGAGGATGAGGGAACGTCGACACCGCCAGACAAAAAGGAAATTAAAATCGTTATTACCGCTCATAGCATTGATGAAAATGCCACTGAAATCGGAGACAACCCAGATGAAATTTTAGAATTCATATCGATAGAAGATGGTAGTGAACCCGAGGAAAAACAAGTTCAGGAGGGAATGATGCTCCTTTACAACGGAAAAAAATACAATGTACAGCTAGTGGCTCCCGCTACGCTGGCTGGCATGCTAATTATCAAAGAATGTACAGCAAGGTCGGTGAAATAATGGACTTCAATGGTCTATTTCAAGCATTGTCGTCGATTCCAGAAGGAGTACAGCGGGCAACGAATCAAGGACTGCGGAAAAGTGCGGTTATTGTGATGAAGCGAGCAAAAAGCAAATTTGGTACGTATCAGCCAGCGTCACACGGATATCCTGCATGGCCAAAGTTAAAACCGGAAACAGTTCGCCGAAAACATTTAGTTCGAACTGGAAGGAGCAAAGGAAAACTATCACGTGCGGCTACTAGATATTTAAGAAACTTTGGAGCGTGGGGCGCTGGCGGAAACGCAGATTCTCCACTTGTAGATACCGGTCATCTAAAGAATGCCATTACAGTCGATGAGGCGGAAATTAGTAGCGGCACTGTATATGTGGGTGTAGCCAAGGGAGCTGGAGGCGGGGGAAGTGGGAGTGTAGCGGGCGCTGCCGCTCACGAATTTGGATACTCTCCAAAAGGTATTCCTGCACGCCCTTACCTCCGCCCTGCATTAGAAGAATCGCGTGAGGAAATCAAAAATACAGTAGCACAGGCAATACTTGATGAGTTAGGGAGGATAGGACGATGAGAGACCCTTTACTCCCTGCCTATAAAGCAATACGGGCCGCTATCGAACATGTACATGGTACAGATTTCCCTGTTCTAGATGCGATCCCCCCACCCGCTGAATTTAAAAAACAGATACCGGCCGCCAACATCACATATATTAGCGGGACATTAGAAAAAGCATTAATGCGTGAACACGAACCTCATGCTATGAAATTAAACCATGATGGCACATATACCGTAGCTACAGAGTCAAGCAGGTTTGATTACTTACTACAAGTATCTTTCTTTGCAGAAAGACCTGGAATCGCGCAAAAGCTATCAAATGAATTTATGGCATACATCGAAACTGAGAATGATATTCCGATTCCTAATGACAAATGGGAAAAGAGTATAGAAATTTTCCTTACAGCACCGCCACTACCACCGCGCGGCGAACCAGATGTGTATCAGGTAGATGCTACATATCGTTGTCGCGGTAAGTTATTAACAGAATCCATTGCAAACGCCATAAACTCATCAAATTTCAAGCCAAAAGTAAGGTAAGGAGGAAAATACATTGCCTATTTTACGAGGTGCAAAAAGTCTCCAAGGTCTTCCACCGAATGTCTATGTAAATGAGCTTGCGCCACCACAGAATGAAACTGTGGAATTGAGTTCATTTGTACTTGGTTTTATCGGTGCGTTTGACCGTGGACCAGTAAACCAGTTTGTCCGTATTAAACAGACGCCAATGAATAAGTTGGTGGATTCAGCAGAAATTATGTTTGGTTTGCGAGACAACCTAGAGAAAGGGAACCAATTACTCGACCATATCGACCGTGCGCGGGTTACAGATGCTATTTTTGTCCGTGTGTTAGGTGATGGCCATGCAACAGCAGGACTAGAGCTAGATGACCGCCAAACGACGCCAGAAGCCACACTTGGTATTAAACCAAAAGCGGGACCTGGGGAATACGCGAATGTTTTTTCTGGTGAAGTTCAAGATGGTACAGAAACCGGAACATTCAAACTGATTTTACAGTCTGATATCGGTGGGAAAGAAACATATGACAATTTATCAATGGACCCAAAACATGAGCGGTATGTCGTAAAAGTGATCAACGGCACCAGTGCTCATTTTGTTGTAGAGGACCTGAAATCAAGCGCTGCTGATTTCGTCACTGCACGACCTGCTGTAAAGGCAAACACACAGTTAACGGGTGGCAAGAATGGGGCTCCTATTACAGAGAACGATTATATCGGAACATTTGATCCTGGTACCGGTAGACGAACAGGTTTGAAATTACTTGAGGGCATACCGTCAACCATTGTAACTGATGTGGCATACATTGATTTTTCTAGTCAGAAAGCCGACGATGCTCTCCGCGGATTCGGTGAAAAATATAATGTAACAACGTATATTGGTACAAACACCGCTAATACGGTTGCTGCAGCTATTGAATATCGGAAAACCTTTGATACGGACCATGTACAAATGACATTTGGTCGTTATATTTCAGTAACCGGTCAGGTAATTTCAGGGGCATGTTTATCCGCTATTGTACATGTCATTGGAGAAGTAGAGGATTCCGGCCTAGCGGTCGAATGCAACTGGATTGCAGGAGCTGAACAACCTATTGATTTTGAGATGGCTACCGAACTTTATAAGAATCAAATCGCAGCATTCGAATTGAAGCCGAGCGCAAAGGGTGATGGATCGACAGCTTGGCGTATGGCAAATGATTATACGCTGGCGCAAAAAGATGTAGAAGGGAATATCATCACAGATGATGAAAACCGGAAGGTAAACCGGCGACGTTTAAACAGTTGGATTGAGAAATCATTATTTGGCGTGTCTGCTCCATGGCAGGGTAAAGCAATGACGCCAAAGATGAAGCGGGCAGCAGAAAATCGCGTCCGTGGATTCATGGATAATCTCAAGACGCCTATCAATCCCTTGGAAAACCCTAAAATCATGGATTACAGTATTAAATTTAATGAACAAGCCCAATTTATCGACCAGTATGTACGTGATTTGAAAGTACAGCATTTCAATACAGCAGAATGGGTGCTTATTAACTTCCAAGGTGGTACGAATGTGGAGGTGGACGTATAATGTTGAAAATGAATTTGCAGTTTTTCGCTGAAGACGGGATTCTCGGTAAAAAACTTATCATCTCTATTGTCGATGTAGAAGGTAAAGAAATAGAATTAAAAGATCGTAATGGGAAACTAGTGTCTAAATCACCCGAAATCCTAAAGTGGAACGTGGAAGGCATCGACAATGAAGAGAAAAAGTATCCAATCGGGGAAGATACTGAACACCGTCAGGTTCACTATGTAGGATACCAGGGCTCAATTGAAGGACAAGACATCAATAGTTGGTATAGTGATGTAATGGATTTAATCCAAGAACATTACGATAAAACAGGGTCTACGCTTCAATTTACGTTCACTACCACAAAAACATATAAGGACGGTATGGTACGTAAGCACAAATATACAAATGTTACCTTCAACAAATTTAGCGAATCGGCAGACGGAAACAACAAACCGCTGCAAAATAAATTCAGTTGGCATGCGCAAAAACGAATTCAAATCTCTTAATTACAAGGCCCTCTCTTTGAGGGCTTTTATATTTCTATTCTAAAAGGAGGCCATACAATGGCAGAGAACAAAAACGTAGTACAGGATAATACAATTACACTTTCAACTGGTAAAGTTATTACAAAGCGAGTAAAGAAAGGTCAACATCATTTCATGGAGCGCGCGTTACTTGCGGCCTGCATGAGTGAAGGCGGGCAAAACATCGGTGGAGTTATGTCTACAATGACCATTCAAAACATCTTCAGCATTGGAACAATTGACAGTGAAGAAGTCAAACCGCCAAAGGACTTGGGAGACGTATATGAGATAATGGACAACTTCACTTATGACGAGTGGGCTGAATTCGAAAAGTTGGTGCTACCTAAAGAAGTTCAAGAAAAGTTGGATGCAGCGGCAAAAAACTCGCCGAACAGCCCTGGTTTAAAAACCGAGTCCAAGTAGCGCTCGCATCTGGGGCTGGTATAAGCTTTCGTGATACGCTTGATATGGATGATGTAGAGCTTTTAGCTGCCATAAGTATTGTGAATGAATGGAACGAAAAGCACCCTCCTCCTGCTTTCTAGGTCGAGGGTGCTAAAAAGATAATTTTTTGATAAATATTTCCTGTATAATACGTAGTACATATTATAGGGGGGATGTTTATGAAAAAGCTTATGTGTATCATGCTTGCGGCGTTCCTTATATTCACTCTGCAATTCTCTGCTGCCGCAGCACCCGCTAAAAAAACGCCAGCAGCCTACACGCCGTCATCAATAAATATTGTGTATGACGGAAAACCGTTACAATTAAAGAATAAGCTGATGAGGTATAAAGAGTTTATACTTGTGCCTGCCCAAGAATTTTATGAATATCTTGGTGCAAATGTTACATGGGACAAAGATGCTGAAATGCTTGCTGTAAATACGGATACAGATTCCGTTTTATTCTTCAAAGATCAACAAAGCGTTATCATAAACGCAATTCAATATCCAATGGTAACTCCGGCCGTTATGGTAAACGGAATGCTGATGATAGAAGTTACGTCAGCCGCTTCTTCGTTAAACTATGGAGTATATGCCGAAGGAAATGATATATATATGGAGCCCATAAGCATAGAAGAAGATACGAAATCTAAGGGCGACATCTATGATTGGAATATACCGATAGATGATGATATAGAGAAAGAACGCATCAAGCATGCCTATAAATACGGCATTTAGGAGGTACGCATGAAAATTCTTGGTTTTTTACTGTTTTTATTAGCTTTAGTACCACTTATAGGCGTTATAAATCCCAACCTCTTAAATAAAGGCGCTAAAAAACCGTTGTCACGTAGCATTTGGGTTTTTTCTGCGCTTATCCCTATAGCTTTAGGGATTCTCTTCATAAACACAGGAACAGAACGTGAGGTAGATAACAAAATATCGGAAAGTACAAAGGAAGAGAACCAAACTGCATATGATGATTCACTTCCGGCTGATCCACAGGAAAGTGAGAAAATAAAAGCATATGGTAACCGTCTTAGCGACATCGTAACAAATATAAACAAAGAGGTAGAGAAACAAGCGGAAAGCCCTGATCAGATAGCTTGGTCCTCCTTCGCTCAAAATGTACGAGAAGAAATTAAGAATGAGCATCAAAAATTTAATAATGAATTTCCAGTAGTTAAGGTGTCAGAGGGAAATCGCCAAAATGTCATTTATATGAACGATTTGTATATCACTGTTGAAGGAGAATACATTAAAGCGGCATGGGGTGTTTTAGATGGAAGTGGTGATATACATACACTCAAAGAAACTCAAGACAAGGTAACTGGTCAATTTAAAAAAATACAATTTCAACAGTAAGGAGTGCATCTAATGCGCTCTTTTTTTATTGGAGGTGAGGATATGAGCAATATATTAGACTTAGCGATCGCTATTACGTTGAAAGATCAAGTGACATCTGGTGTAAATAGCGTTATCGGTCAATTTCGCTTGATGGAACAGGCGGCAGACGATGTACAGAAGAAAATGGATAAATTCAGTACAATGACTTGGGCAGGCGGTGCATTGGCCTTAGGAGGCGTAGCAGCTTTCTCTGCTGTTTCAGGTGCAATTGTAGAAACAACAAAGCAAGCAATGGAATTTGAAGATGTAATGAATAAAGTTAAAGTTGCTGCGTTTGGTAAAGATTTGCTGGACGTTTCTAAGGCACAAGAAGTTAAACAAACGCTTGCTGATTTACAAGAAGGATTCGAAAAGCTTGGTATGGCAACAACGTTCACAGATAAAAGCGTAGGGGAAGCTGCTTTGGGCATGCTTCGGGGCGGTTTGTCAAAAGAGTTTTTGCTCGGTGAGAAAGGCAAAGATGGAAAATACAATTATTCAGGATTAGCAGCAGCTGTATACTCAGCACAACTAGGCGATGTTGACCCGATGGTCGCTGGTGATTTCATTGCGAAACAGAAAGCCGCTTTCAATATGACTGGAAACCGAGCATTAGAAGCTACAAACTTTTACGCAAAAACGTCAGCAGCCTCTACAATGGATTACCAACAATTGATAAGCGGTATGCTCACAGCTTCTGGTGTTGGTGGAACCCTGGGTTTAAGCCCGGAAGATACGGCTTTGTTAGTCGCAACAACAGGAACGTATACAAAGGATGGGGGAGCGGCGGGTACATTCACAAAGGATTTTTTAGACCGTCTTATACCTCACACCAAGAAACAAAAAGAAACAATGATGGAACTTGGGTGGTTAAAAAAGGGGGAAGAGCGAAGTATCTTCTTTAATGAAGACGGCACAATTAAAAGTGCCGATTTCTTGTTCAAAACGTTTCAGGAGGCACGAGAGAAGTTTGCACCAGACGAATTTCAAAATATGATGCATAAGGTCTTCCTTGAACAAGGTAAAAATACAGCACTCGCATTAGCTAATGAGTCCGATGTATATAAACAAATCAAAGACAATATAAACAATCAGCTTGATATGTATCAGCAGGTAGAAGTTATTATGAGTGGCGGCAAAAATATGCTGGACTCTTTACAGGAGACCTGGACAATTACAAAGCGTATCTTTGGCGATCCGTTCCTAGAACCTGCTAAAAAAATGATTACTGAGTTTAAAGATATCCTAGAAGATTTCATACAACCCTGGGCAAAGGCTCATCCAGATATGATACGAACCATCGGGCTCGTTGGATTGGTTGGTAGTGCCTTTATGATACTCGCAGGATTAGTACTGGCTGGTGTCGGTGCGTTCGGCATGCTAACGATTGCTATGAGCGCTGCTGGTATTACTTTTACAGGTGTAGCGGCTACTGCTGGAGGATTTTTACTTGTGGCCGCAGCTATTGCTGGTATCGCATATCTAATCTATCAAAATTGGGACACTGTGAAAAATTTGTGGGAGGAGTACGGCTGGGTCGTTAGGGGTGTGGCTGGTATCTTCTTGGTAGCTTATACACCGGCTATTATTTTAGCGACTGCTAATTTACTTCGGTTAGCTGCTATTACAACTTATACAGCTATACAAACCGCTCTCTTGCGTGCATGGACTGCGGCTTCTGCCTTTGTTATGGGCGCTTACCGTAGCGTCGTACTCGCTGTAACCTTAGCGAAATGGATGTACGCAGTTTCTACAGGGGCGGCCACCCTCGCTACCCGTGGGCAAATGCTTGCTGTTATGTTGCTTGCGCCGTGGATAGCTACCGTAAGGCTTGCTGTTATGACATGGACTGGAGCGCAGTGGCTTTTAAATGCCGCACTTACAGCAAATCCTATCGGCGCCGTCATTATGATTATTGTTGCGCTTGTCGCAGCAGTTGCACTTGTTATTTATTACTGGAGAGATTGGTGGAATGCACTTAAAAACTTCGCCGATAACGTACCTGGATGGGCTGCAGCTCTCTTGTCTGCTTTCGCCCCAGTAATCGGGATACCTATTACTATCGCTAAGTACTGGGATACAGCTATTGCAAAGGTTAAAGAATTTCTGGGATTGGAACCTGAAAAAAAGGAAATTCCAGCGCCGAAAATGCCGGATTTCTCTAATGTTCCAGGGTTGAATAACGGACTTAAAATTCCGGCAACGGTTGATACATCGAAAATCCCTCAACAACTTATGCAACTAGGTCTACCGCAATCGAATTTAAAGATTCCAGTGAACCTAGACACAAAGCATGTAAACGAGCAAATGACACAGCTAAATCAGCAGATGACCAATAATCCGGTAAATGCGACAGGCATTCAAATTCCTGCAAACCTTAATACGGAAGAATTGATGAAAAAGGTAAACGCCATGACGCAACCAGGTGCCGGTGGGATGCCTCCGATTGAAATGCCAGCTAATCTTAATACAGAAGAGCTAATGAAGCAGATAAATGCTATGGCACAGCCGGGAGCCATTCCACAAATGCAAATACCTGCTGGTCTAGATACTGAGAAACTACAGAAAGAGATGGCCGCACTGAATAAGCAGGTTATGACTCCTAAAAAAGTGGAAGTTATCAGTAAACTGAATTGGGAGCATGTAAAGCAACAAACACCACTTTTACAGAAGCATATGAATGCCGCTGGGAAAACAGCGGGTACAGACTTTGCAAAAGGTATTACATCAGTATATGGCGTCATAGGAAATGCCATTTCTGGAATACGTGGTGTTATTACTTCAAACCTTCCAACCGCCGAATCGATGCGGAAATATGGTTCAAACCTTATAGATAGCTTTGCGGATGGTTTGTTGTCAAAAGTATCGGCTGTTCGTAGTGCATCACAACAAATTGCGGCAGCTGCACATGCTAATTTGGGCGTACAGTCGCCTACAAAAGAAGGTCCGCTTCGTACAAACCATCTATGGGGTGGCAATCTAGCGACTTCACTTGCCAAAGGAATGTTAAGTAGAATTTCTGAAGTGAGAAGCGCATCTGCTACTATAGCGGATGCTATGACCGTGAAAGGACGTTACAGCTTAGAAGGAGATGTACAGAATCCTAACGCTGTTATACATCCGGGACGCCGTGTAAGCGCGAAGGAGGCCGCAGAAGGAACGGGAGCCATTACGGTTAATGGGCCTCTCATCGGAGCTATCTACCAGCAACCAGGGGAAAATACAGAGGCTTTTGCACAACGTGTAGCACAGATTTTAGAGAGAAATCAAAATAAAAAATCCGTGCAATCAAATCTTACAATCGGATTAGGACCGATTGCTCCGGGGGTGATATAAATGCGAGTAACCCTTGGCGGTGTTGAATTAAAAGTTTTTGAAAAACCGGATTTTATTCAAATGGGCGGCAAGCAAATGATTGCGAAACGTGAATTTCCGGGTGGCGGGGTAAGCTTTCAGAATATGGGGCCAACATATCGACCGATTAGCTGGACTGGCGTATTTATTGGTCCCGATGCTTATGATCGCATGATGAAAATCGGACTTATGAGAACAGCCGGAAAGCCCGTTACATTGGTAACAGATAAAACTTCAGCTCCTGTCTTGATTGAGGAATTCTTGCCAGATTTAAAGTCTGAGCATCGAATTCCTTTTTCTATTACATTGCTACGTGTAGTGACAGAAAATAAACAGACAAAAACAAAAGCACAAGCTATGGATCAGGTAGCTGCAGCATTTAAAAAAGCCATGGCTAAACAGACACAACAAAAAGCTAACACACCAGCAGCCCCAGCAAAAACAAACGGCAAGTTAGGGATTAAATACACAATTAAAAAAGGAGATACGTTGACAAAAATTGCTGCTAACAAATATAAGAATGCAAATCGATGGACAGAAATTTATGAGAATAACAAGTCGGTTTTGATAAAGGGCCCTCATAACATCAAGGAAGGTTGGGTGATTAATCTGTAATGTTAAAAAGTAGCCTGATTAATCGTTCAGGACCTTTTCGTCCTATCGGAACACCAGTTTTAGATATTCGAATAAACGAACAGAAGGTTAAGAACTGGATATCATTTCGTGTCGAACTAAACGGGTTAGGTGCGGTTGATTCGTTTGATGTAACACTTCCTTGGGAAGTTACTGACGAGACGCCAGTTGATCCGCTTCTGTTCAGCGGTCCAAAGAAAGCAGCTACACTAGTAAAAGGTGGAGCTAATATCAAGATATCAGCTGGCTTTAAAGAGGAGGGTGCTTTATCTCCTTTAATTGAGGGACCAATGGATCGCCCTGTATGGGATTTTGATGCAGAACAAGGGGAGGTTGTGACGGTTTACGGTCGCTCATACGGCGCAAAACCTTTTGATTACAAAGAAACCGTAAAGTATCAAAATCACACGAGTACCGCCGCGTTTAAGGCCATTGCAAAGAAACACGGACTGACACCTGTTGTTCCAGTGGAAACCCATACGCTCATTGGCAGCTACTCTAAGGAAGACCATGTAAATGTAAAGCGCGAAGTCTCGCATTGGGATTTCGTGCTTTATTTATGCCAACAAGAAGGATTTACAACACGTGTATGGGGAAAGAGTTGGTTTTTCGGTCCGCGTGAGAAGCTTCCTGGCTATCTGAAACCACCAATTCCATTTACTTGGGGTCACAACATCGACCGACCTTTTCGGATTGAGCGGGCACCAAACGCAGCCAGGAATCTTATCGTAGAAGTCATTTCATGGATACCTGGAAAGCCAAAACCACCAAAAAGAACAAAGAAAGGAAAACCAATAACTAAGCCCGCAAAGGGAGAGGCCAAGGGACAACGAATCGTAGAAAAAGCCTCGTTTGTAGGCAGCTCGTTTGGCCATAAATATACGATGCGTTATTATTTTCCGAACTTGACTCGAGACCAATGCCAGCGAAAAGCACGTGCAATTCTACAACAACTCTCTAGCATGCAGCTCTATGGCTCGTTTCGTACTGATTGGTGGCCCGAGTTAGCTAATGACCGGCGCATCGCTCTGTTTGGGGTTGGCCAGACACTTTCTCAAGTTTATTTTTGTCCGAAGATTATCATCACAGGCTCAAAGACGGAAGGGATTCGCACAGAAATTACGTTTACAAATCTACCATTAGAGGAAGAAGGTCGTTTTGGATGATTGGTTATGATGAGCAAGCACGTCGTTTTGAGGGCGGTGGAATGAATGAGTCGTTTGTCTTCGGTATTATATCTGCGGAAGACGAAGATACGCGCATGGTAAAAATACGTGTACAGCCCTGGGATGAAGAGAGTGGATGGTGTCGGGTATTGAAAGATACATTTTATCCAATCCCTCCGCATGCTACGCATGCCCACCACGCTGATCCAGACGGTGAAGAAGAAGTGATGCCGCATCCAGGAAAATGGCATAAGCACGATAAGCATACACCACACATACCTCAGTGGCCTTACAAAACGGGCATGGAGGTGCTTGCAGCTGTTGTCAAAGGCTCTCAAGGTAGTGGTGAATTTGTCGTTTTAGGGCCTTTGGATGATGGAGAGATGGATCCGGAAGAAGAACCGAAGCTTATAGAAATTGAAAATGATGAATGGGGTACATGAATATGGCTGAATTCGGTACAGATATCCTGATTATAAATGGGGAAGTCATATGGAACGGCGATGATATTGCGACTGTAAGCGGAGTAGAAAACGTAAAGCAGCAGGCCTATCTACAATTCTTATGTGACCGAGGAGAAAGCGAATTTTTTCCGTTCTATGGGGAATTGATTTCTTTTCTTCGCGGTAAACCTTTCACAGCATCACAAAAATCTCAGGCTGAAGAACAGGCCCGTGAAGGGCTTATGCTTGTAGGGACAGCCGATGGTGAGGGGTGGATTCAGGAAGTCATTGACTGTCAAGTGTATCTTTCAAATGTGGAAGAGCGTCAGGTCATTCGACTATATGCAAAGTTTTTGCCCCGAGGGGTTACTGATGCACAAGAGTTCGATTTGGAGGTAGGTGACATGTATTGAACTGGCCTACACAAGATGACGTTATACAGGTATTAGTCGATGAGCTTATCGGCGAGGGAAAGCGTATTGAAGACCTGCAAAACCAGTGGTTTTCAAAGCATTTAATTATCGCATTGGCTACAGCCATTTTTATGCTAATTACAGTTGTGAAATTTGTATATGAAAATCTAACGACTGTGAATGCAAAAGGGGAAAAGCTGGATGAACGTGGGTTTGAATACGGCGTAGAACGAAAGAAAGAAACATATGCCATTCATACAGTGACATTATGGAAAAGTTCTCCTGTAGATAAAGACACACAAGTCCCAGATGAATTCCTTGTAACTACTGAACCAGTAAACGATAACCCACCTATTCAATTTCGCGTCATTGCTGACCAGGATAAGTATATCGCAGTCGGACAGAATTCTGTATCTGGTGTAAAAGTTATCTGTACGGAGCCTGGGGAAATCGGAAATGTAGGGCCCGGAGAAATCAAACTTATTGCGCAAGCTGGTTTTGACTATGTAACGGACTCTCAAATATTAGAATCTGGAACGGATAGAGAAGATGATGCTCCGTACCGACAACGAATCTTGGACAAAAAAAGAAATCCGGAACGCGGTGGCGTTGAAATTGATTATAAAGTATGGGCTGAAAGTGTTGATGGCGTGAAGGCAGCGTTAGTATTACCCTTGGCCCGAGGAAACGGAACTGTCGATATTGTTATTTCTGGAAATGAGGGTATTGCAGGACCCGATCTTGTAGCACGTTGTCAGGCGTTTATTGATACAAAGACACCAGCCGATATTGCTGATGGAGGTGTACGAGTCATCGCGCCAACTCCTATTGTCATTAATCTCGTTTTAAGTGGCTGTATCTGGCGACAAGGATATGATAATACGATAGGTGATCCATTTGTACGTCAAACATTACAGGACTACATTCATCAAAAAGTAAATACAGACCGTATATTTCGTATTTATGATGTGATTGCACTTGCAAAACAAACGTACGATCCCGCAGATGTGAACAAAAATCCCATCCTGCTTGATTTTGTATTGGAAGAACCCAGCGCAAACATTTCCCTTAATGGGACCGATGTAGCTGTTCCAGGTACCATTACATTGATATAAAAGGGAGGGTGTATTTATGGGGTTTATGGATTTTCTTTTCAACATGTTCCCACATCGTTGGCTAAAACGCGATGCTCCAGGTACATTTCGCTTTTTCATAGGGTTAGGTAATGTTCTGGACAAATATGATGAAATGGTAAAACAAGTTGAGAGAGAGGCTGATGTACGTACTGCTGTTTTAACACTTCCAGAACGTGAAGGGGAATATGGACTTAATATCGATCCTTCACTCCCGCTCGATGTCCGCCGAAACCGGCTAATCGTTAGGATGGGGGAAGAAGGAGGCCCTACAAATAAAAAAGATTTTGAAGCAGCACTTACTATGTTGTTAGGGGCTCCTACAAAAATTATCACATATCCAAATGAGCATGCTGTTATCTATGAATGCGAAAATAACGGCCAACCAATTAATATTTCAAATGCAAATGAATATATCCTTCGAAACAAACGAGCGCATGTAGGTCATAGCTACATCGGAAAAATTCTGGGAGAAGGGATCGTTGTATCTGGTAATGTACGAAATTTCGATGTAACTTACCGCCGTTGCGGAGAAACCATTACAGAAGGCGTTCGAGATGGACAACTCGCACAGGCTGGTGTAAATGTCTTAGGAGATGCTTACGGCTTTGACGTTCCATATCGACGTTGTGGAGAAGCCTATACAGGAGAGGAGGCGTAAATCTTGGCTGAAGGAACGGTTATACAACCGAGATACTTAGATATTATTCGCGATGCCGCAGATGCCGCAGTCGCAAAATCACTGGTTACCATAGATGGGGAGCAAAAAGAATTTCCGATTTATCGTACCTTGGTAGATGGTTATAAAATACGTAAATACATCTACATTC